TCAATATCAGCAGCATGTCTTTCTTATTCTGTTATGCTGAAATTACTGGAGATCTGCTTTGCTGTAAAAGTGGAGCACGAGGCAGGATATATCTGTGCCATGCTTTTTATCATACCGGGATTCCCTTTTATTACCAGTGGGATTGATCTGGCAAAACTGGATTTGCGATCCGGAATGGAACGGATGATGTATTCCGTTATTATTATATCGGTTGCGACTATGACAGCCTGGGTTCTGGCGATGGTACTGGGGTTAAAACCGCTGTCATTTACTACGATGAGCCTTGGACTCTGGCAGTGGATTGTGTTGCGTATCTGCGCAAGCTTTGGCGGTGTATTCGGATTTTCTGTTATGTTCAACAGTCCATGGAAACTTGCTGTTGCGGCTGGAATAATAGGAGCTGTATCTAATACGCTGCGACTGGAAATGCTGGATATCACTTCTGTCCCGGCGCCGGTGGCTGCATTTGCCGGGGCAGTTGCTGCAGGAGTTCTGGCGTCTGTGTTGAAAAGAATGGTTGGATATCCAAGAATTTCCATTACGGTTCCATCGATTGTAATCATGGTTCCGGGACTGTATCTGTATAAAGCAGTTTATAATCTGGGAAACATGGATCTGTCAGCAGCCTCTTCCTGGTTTGCATCAGCTCTTCTGATTATTTTTGCGTTACCGTTAGGGTTGATATTTGCCAGAATTCTTACAGATAAAACATTTCGTTATTGTACCTGATGATTTTGGTTGGGGAAACTGTAACTTAACAGAATATCTGACAAAAAGGACATTCTAACGTGAGACCATCCGTGAAGAGGTGGGAAATGACGGGAAACCCCGTGAAATCAAGGTTTGTGGCGAATTTCATAGAGAAAAAATGAAGCATCTTTGACAGCGAATTTGAGAATAAGCTGTTTCGGATGCTTTTTTTGTGCCCTTGGAAGGGAGGGAAGTGGATAGAGTGCTTGGAAGCATTGGTTTTACTTGGTTTTTGAGCACTTGTTCTATCCACAACACCTCAAAGTTAGGTTGCAAGGACATTATACATCAGGCATCCTCTTCTGAAAATAGGTCAAGCGTTATAACGTGGCGTTATTGCGTTACTGATTAAGTGTTGTCAATGTGCGTGTTTGTTTCGTAAAGTCCCATAAAATAAGGGTTTTTTGAAAGTAACGCTTTGAAAAAAAGGCGTTACTCAATGCAATCAGTACACGGAACAGGAGAGCCGGGACTGGATGCAATCAAAGTGACAAATTGGAACCTTGCAAATAAAGTTGTCACTTTGGCTTATTTTCAAGGAAAAATGAACTTTTTCGGGAATTGCTTCCCTAAAAAGCAAAGTGACAATAAAAGGGTTACAAGTAACCCAAAAAAGCATAAAAAAATCAGCCAACCATGTCACCATTTTCTGTACCCATCAATCCGGATGATTTTGCAGTCACATCTCTTTCTTTTTTCACCTTCCGGAGCTTTAGTTGCAATAAGCCCATGAGTTCCTCTTTGTCATCTTCAGGAAGCTCCCGGAAACCATTCAACAGCTCCTCTTCCAATTTGCAGATATTGGACTTCTGCATATTGGAAGATATTCCGGTTGCCAACCAATTCATATCACACTCTAACACTTGTGAAAGCTTATAAAATGCAATAACGGAAGGCGTAGTTTTTCCGTTTTCGATTTTGCTCAATGCTCCTGAAGTGATGTCACATCTCTCATATATGTCTGTTTGAGAGAGTTTTAATTCTTTTCTTCTTGTTTTAATACGTTCACCAATTCCCATCATATCTAATTCCATGATGACCTCTCTTTCTGCAAATTGGAATATATATTCTTCCCGAAAGCAGAAAAAGTGTTGACATTCTGCAAATAGGAAGATATAATAAACCTTGCAAGGGTTACTTGTAACCCACTAATCCAAGATAAATCATATCAAAAAACTTAGTAAATCTCAATAGTCGGAGTTCTCCGGCACAAAGAAAGTCACCCGGTTCAGGGTATCAGAAAATGGAACTATGAAGGAATGAAGGAGGTGCAGGATGCAGAAGCAGGAATTTGAGGAAAGAATTGAAAGAACTGTCACGGATGAGCAGTACAAAGTGATTGAAGAAGTCTACATGTGGCATCCATCTATCCGGAACACATCCGGCAAAGATGAAGTTGCTGAACTGTATAAGAGCTTTGGTATGACAATCTTCCATGACATGCTTCCAAGAGCAAAGAAAGCCCATGAGCTTGATGAGCTCCTCCGGAACGCACAGAGAGAAGTGCAACGGATACAGGAAGAGATAGAAGAGCTGTCCTGTCCTACTTTAAGAGTTGAAGAATGAGACAGTGGCATCAGGGAAAGGAAGGTTTTATGAAGGTAACAAGGATACAAGACAAGTATAACCCGGACAAGGTTTGGATATACTTCCCCGGTTCTTGTGAGAGCAAATGACCTGACAGGCTTTTCCCATTTCACACTTGATGGAAGTTGGCTCCTTGATGGGAGCCGGACATTGGAGTCTGATACCATTGAAAACAGATGGGCGGAGTTCTACATAGTAATTGTGATGGATGCGGATGAGGAGCATCCTATCAGTTTTGACATTATGCGGAAGACCGTCAGGAAGTGGAAAGAGGTGGGTGCAAAGGACAACTACTTCTTCAAGTATAACTTGAGCATCAGGCAGCCACACACAGGAAACTTCCTTGAGGTACTGTATAAGAAGCATCTGTTCTATTATGACTACAGGAAGCTTGATGGAATGTGGAAACTGGATGGGAGCTATATGCTTGATGCAGAGATGACTCCCGTTGGTACCCGGATAGGATACCGATATGAGAGCCTTTATGAGCTCCATGAAGCCGGGCTTGCAGTTATGGCATACAATTATGCCTGCCGGATGGTAGAGAGTGCCATCCTGAAGGCGGCATACAGCTTCAGGATGTACTATTTTGAATACCTGAAGACAGATGGCTCATGGATAACAGATGGAAGCCATGTGGTGGATGCAGAGATGTCTCCAAGAGAAATGAGATGGAGCACAACATTCCACCATCAGCATGAAGAGGAGCTGCTCCTGAAGCAGCGGTACAGGATGCAGCCTTGTGAGGAGGAATACAGCATCAGGAAGACATTGGAGCGGTACCGGATGGTCATTGACTACTTTGATTATCTGAAGCTCAACGGGCTTTGGAAGCTGACAGGCTCCCGGCTCATGGATGCACAGAGGACAGAATACACCACCAAGCAGGCATACAGCTTTGGTGTAGAACATACAAGGGAGTTCAGGGTGATATGGCATGAAGAGCACAACCTCATCTTCCTTGATGGAACATGGAGCCTTGATGGTTCCAAGATAATAGATGCTTGGCAAAAAACGGAGGTATTGTAGAATGGCAACAAAAAGCGTGATAACCAAAATCAGAAGAAAAAAGATGGCTGAAGCAAGCCATACAACCGGAACGGTTGCAAAGATAACACACATTGCACTTGGTTCCGGCGGTGTCAATGCGGATGGTACCGTGATAGTACCACTTGCGGAGAATGTAGCATTGAAGAAAGAGGTGGTCAGAAAGCCTTATACTTCATCAACCAAGACTTCAGATACATCCTATGAGTACACCATCAAGCTTGAGGAAGATGAGCTTGTTGGTACATTCATCAGTGAGATGGCACTCATTGATGAGGATGGAGATGTGGTGGCGTTCTCTAATTTCCTTGCAAAAGGTAAGGATGAGACAGAGGTGACATTCACCATTGAAGACAACTATTAAGGAGGAAGAAGAAAATGGCAAATATAACAGCAGCAGAGCATCCGAAACTTGTCCTTGAGATGACAGCAATGGAGAGGACAACTCCGGCACACTATGATGAGTGGAATGTGAGACATCAGCAGCTCCTTGACAATGACAAATACCTTAATGAGCAGTTCATCAATGTCTTTTCTGACAGTGCAGCAGCTCATAATTCCATCTACAGAGGGAAGAATCTGACAAATGTGTATACGGTGGATGAAATATGTCAGCGTATCAGTGCAGGAACCTTTAAGGACTTGTATGTGGGTGATTATTTTGACATAAGCATCACTACAGACTTGGGTGGTGCCGAGACAGTCAGATGTATCTTGGCAGGCTTTGATGTATTTTGGAATAATGGAGATACAGCCTTCACAAAACATCATGCTGTGATTGTACCGAAGGACTGCTTCAAGACAAAATCAGTTATGAATGATACAAATGTGACAACAGGTGGGTATGTAGGCTCTAAGATGTATAAAACGGTTCTTCCTGTATATGCAGCAGCCTTGCAAACAGCATTAAATAATCATATACTTAGTCACAGAGAATTGCTGACAACAGCAGTATCTACAACAGGCAATTCAAACGCAGGAGCAGGCATCATAGGATATGCAAGCAACTGGGAGTGGAAGGATTGCTTAGTTAAACTTATGAGTGAGA